CTACATAGTCATGTTTCTTATAAGTACGTACACGCTTACCATCTATAGGAGCAGATACTATAAGACGCTGAACTACTATATTAGCACCTGTAACAGGATCTACATATTCGCGAGTTTCACTAGTACCTTCAACAATATAAATTATAGGAGTAGTTGAGTAATCATCCGTAGTGGTATTGAAACCTACCATGTCCTGGGTGAGTACTATAACTTCTCCGTCATTGATATTGACCATAATATCATTTATGTCAGACCCACCTCCGATGGTTCCCCGGTCAATATCCTTACCGATTAATATCTCATTTACTCTTTTAAGCATAATATTTAATTTTATTTAGTTTGTATTTTTCTCGCTTTAGACACTTGCAACTCTATTTGCCTAGGCGGCTGCTTAGCATCATTAGCACTTTTAAGGTACATTTGAGCAGCTAATCTGACTATTTCTGGGTGCACAGTAGTAGGGAAATCTAAATAATCCTCATCTGTTGGGCCCAATTTTAGTACAACAGGTTTGCGCAAATACCTTAAGTAGTATTCTGAAACACTATATGAACCATCTGTATAGAGGTCCACTTGTGTGTCTTTAAATAATCTGAGAGGTCTAGCTGATTCATAATGTAATCTATGAGTACTATACGGATCTGCTAGTTGTTTATTCAATGTATTAGAAGATGATTCTGTAACACTTTCATCTTTAATAATTGTTTGATTTGCATCGTTTGGATGCTGAAATTCTATTTTAACTCTTTCATTAACAGTATGTAAATAATCTGAGGGTAAATCAACACTATGTACTGTTACCCCAAATTGTGAAACAGGTGGATGAGGAGTAATAACTTGTTCTTGTACAAGCATTTTAAGCTCATCTATCAATTTCTGTGTCTGTTCAAAAGATTCCTTATCATTAGAGAATTTTACTTCTATATATTCGTTTACAGCTTGATTCAACCAATAGAATATCTCATCCGAAGTAAGTATACCCGGTTGATCATGATTCTGTATCTCTAGTTGAAAGGCTTCTTGTAATTCCCTAATAGTCATATTATTCCATTTTATTTAATTCTATTGTATGCGACTGATACCTAGGATCTGCTATATTCTCTAACATCATGTTTACAGCAGTTTTAACTATCTCTGTACGCATTTGTACAGGTAGTGTACCTTCTTCATCTTTACCTCCTGTTAAATCAGTTTCCCATTCACCAGGGGTAGGACTTAAAGTTAACTTTTTAGGTTCGTATAGATAAGAGATTCTAAGCCATACTGGATACACATAGGGATCATACATTACATTTATCTCCCCTTCTTTTAAGTATATGAAAGCATTTTTTAGAAAAGGTTTGTTATATGGGGTTTCAACAAAAAACCCTATATCCTTCATTTCTACTGTTTGGGTTTCCATAGGTGGCATTTCTGCAGAATCTGAGGGTTCATTAGGATTTAAATAATCCCCATTAAACTCCCAAGTCTCATCTTTAGTAGCTTTAAAATCGCACCCTACATAGAATAAATAATGGGGTACTCTAATATTATTATCTATATTAGCAGCCGCTATGTTTGGATGGTAAGCATGTGGCCTAAAATCAGGATCTGTATTATTCTTATGGAACCATAGAAAACCTGAATAATAGATCAATCTACTAAGATCATCCGGTCTTTTGTAGCCAGTAGAATAGTCATCAATATCTTGTCTCCTAGGATTATTCCCAAAAAACTTTTGTTTGATTAATTCTATCTGTGCTTCATTAAGCCAATATATAATTTCTTCATTTTCGAACGCAGCAGTTTCGAAGGCAGACGTTTTGTCTACCCCCATCCTTACTGCTTCGATCATATCTATTAAAGTTTCAACCATTATTTGACGTTAACTTCATTTATTATAGTTGCTTTAAGTTCTGAATTCTCTTTATCATCAATATACAAAATTGCCTCATCTAAGTTCTTACCTAAAGTCGAAGTACCATATGAATAAATATTCTTATTCTTACGAATAATATTCTTAGCTACAGCTTCTTTAATTAAGTACTCTGTCATACGATGTTTGTTATTAACCCATTTATCAAAGAATCTCTGAGGATTCTGTTCTAATAGAGTTGCTAACCTATCTTCAGCAACTGAATCTGATACATCATCAGCCTTGTAACCATAAAGCCTAAGAGCTTTGCGTATTTCGTCAGGTTTAAGTTTATCAAATTCTTTGTAAGCCTTACGTTTAAGTCTGTTGTATTCATTCTTCTTAGCTGATTCCTCTTGTTCATTACTGATATAGTAGTGAGCAGTAGGTTTTCTATCGTCTAATGATGAAGCCACACGTTTGTGACCTTTTAAAAATAGAAATTTTAATTCATCATAAGGGTCTGAAGTATCTAAAAATAAGTCTCCAGAGCCTATTCTTACTCTGAATGTATCCCAGAATTCTGAACCGGGACCTAGATCTAAGCCTAGGATTTCGCCGAGTCTTTCGGCATCTTCTTTATTCAAGCCTGTATATATACGACCTGAACGTGTAAAATAAGGTCCAAGAGCATCATAACAATTTGGATAACGTGTAACGCCCGACCAATCTTGACTAGTAATATGTTTTACTTTTACTTCCATAACTCGTTAGTTAGAAGATTTATATTATAAATCAGGGGCCCGAAGGCCCCGATTTGATTAATTAATTAGGCTACTTCCATAATCAGTTCTCCACTAGTAGTAGGATCTTTGATCATAATACCTTGCTCAGTAAGGAAGTTAACAGTGTAACCATCCTTAGCATTTGCACGGAGAGTAGATTTAGATTTAGCATGTCCAACACCAGGTGCGACAGAACCAGCTACATGCCACATAGACATTTCACGATCCTTACGAACAACTTTCTGTACGTTAGACTCACCGTCTCTCATACCAAAGTCAATAAAGGTCATCCTATATGACTCGAGTGGTTTACCACTAATTGGATGTAATGTTCTGTTGTATACTATATCATCATACAATGGGAAGTGCTTCAAGGTAAGATCAATACCATTAAGCCATTTGTATGTAGAAAACTGACCACCAAGAGTAAGTTCTTGACCTGAACCTGATACAAATTTAGTATCAACCAAGGTGTAACCAGAAGCTTTCTCTTTCAGAACACGGTCAAATTCTTTCATACCCATCTCACCAGTCAAGGCTACGAACTTACGTTCACCTTTAGAAAGGATGTTATATGAAAGGTTAAATAAGTAATCTTCAAGCAAGTCAGCTGTCAGTTTAGTATAATACTGACGATTAGATGCTGAAATTTGTTGAAGCATACCAGCACCAATATATACTGGACGTCCATTAGTACCTTTAAGATCAGTGGTACCATCCGGATTTGCATTGTATTTAGAATACACTAAGAAACGATCAATAGTTTGGTACCATTGACGAAGTGCTACCCACTCTTGGTAATCAGACCACAGATAAGAAGACTTACCAGTTTTAGGATCTTTCATTTCGATTACCATTTTACTTGAATAAGCAGAACCAGTAATATCGTAAGCTAAACGCATAGTAGTAAGGTGGTTCCTTAACTTCAATGGAGTATTATAGTTCACGATATCAGCTTCTTCACTGTATTCTTCGTAAGCAGAACCTTCTCTACTTACCCTGCTATATCTCTGTAAGAGTCTAGAAGGTATGTAAGATTCAGCTTTACCATCAGCTACAAATACTGTATATACAAAATAGTCACCATCTTGGTATGGTGCCCCAGATACACGTGCTTGGAATTCACGCTCATCAAATGCTATGATAGCACCAGGACCGAACCACTTCTCTTTCAAATACAAAAGAATAGGAGTTTGTCCGAGACCTGCAGTGTCACCATCAGCAACACTATGTCCTTGCCATTTAGCATCATATATTTCGATGGCTTTGTCATGAGCTATCATAACTGGCCATTCATACTGTCTATTTTCAACAGTAATAGTTTTTCCCAATCCTGATGTCAGGAAGTCGATTACACTACTTTCATATGTTCCAAAGATATATGACAGAATAGTAGATACTTCGTGAGGTTTAGTCATCAATGCATTTGATAACATATTCTCGTCTACTAAATCTGAAAACCACTTAGAACGGTATAGTTGCAACCCATTAAGAACCGTATTATTCATTTAATTTAGTTTTTATTATTAATTAAAAAGGACTTCTCAATTGACTGCTAGCTACACTCCATATATCAGAAACTGTGCTACCTCCTTGGCCGGATTGATTTCTACCCCGTGCACCTTTATTTGCGAGTTTCTTTCTTAGTCTACTAGCAGCTTCAGAAGTTGCTTTCTTCTGAACTTTTTTAACAAAAGCGTCGCCCTTCATTGTAAAGAAGGCTGATTCTATCATATTCCGTTGAGATTTGACATAATCTTCCTGATATCGTGTCCTACCAGTCCTTGTAGGTTTGAAAATATAATTGAATAATTCCCTTTTTTCCTTTTCTGAAATAGGTATACCACGTACGTCAGATAACGCTTCTATTTCATTCTTTACGCTCTCTACATACTTTTGTTGCTCTTGTAATATAAGCTCCTTTTGTTTCTTTTGTTCCTCCAATAGCTTTTCAGACATCTCTTTTTTGTAGTCTTCAAGCATATCTAGAGCATCTTCAGCCTCTTCCTTAAGAACACCTGCATCTTCATAACGTTCAATTGCACGTTCTATCTTAGTATCAGTGTAACCTTTAGCACGTAGATGTTCGCGTATTATTCTTTTTTGATCATTATAAGAATCTAAATCAACAGAAGAAGGGTCTATATCACCTTTTGTAAGCTCTATATACTGTTCTATATTACCACCATTACGTACAAATTCATCCATTTTAGCTAATTCTTCACTAGCATATTGGGGTACTGCATTCTCTTCAATAACGGCTTTCATAAATTCTACCGCATCTTCAATAGATTCAAATTGATCCATATCTTCACTAAATTCGAACCCTAAAGCATCAAATAACTTCTCTTGTAAGAAGGCAGCTACTTCAGCTTCTGCTTCTCCTAACTCTGCATCTGAAGGTAAAGGTTCATCATTATCCCCTTCATCAGGTATATCAGGTTCCACATCCTCCTCATCGTCTATAGGTTCATCATCTATAGGCTCATCGTCATCAATAGGTTCGTCATCATCCCCTTTATCGCCCTTATCTTTATAAGGGATAGGGTCTGGATCTTCATTTAATTTAGTATGTCGTCTACTGAAGCCTTTCTCAAGATCTTCAGGACCAGGCAGCCTTTCGTCATCGTCCTGACCAGCATCCATCGGAGTAACTTTATCCGAGATACTCTGGGCTACTGCCATAAACCCACCAAAAATATCATTTTCCATAGTCTATTATTTACTAGTTGTTGTTTGTTTTGCTTTATTCTTAGCTTCCATTCGTTTAATTTCTGCTTGAGCTTCATTAGCCCTGCGTCTTTCTTCTATATCTAATACCTTCAAATCAGCTTCTCTTTCTGCTTTAGATTGTTCTAGACTAGCCTTTGAAGCTTCTATTACTTGTTTATTCTCAGCGCCTATTAAAGCTACTTCTATAGCAGTTTCAGAATCCCTTACAGAATCTCTTTCTTTCTGTTCTATTTCTGCAACCTTAAGTGCTATTTGTTTCTCAGCTACTTCTTTCTTCATTTGTTCTGCTTGTAATAGAGTCTGCTGCTGTTGTTGTTGAGCTTGTTGTTCACGTTTAGCACGTTCCTCTTCAATAGTCCTAAGTTTATTTTTAATCTCTGTAAGGTTATTAGAAGACATAATCTCAGCAATCTCAGATAATTGAGCACCGTTCTGCATAGCTGGTTGATAAAGATTCTTAATAAGTTGAAGATTCATGTTTTCTTCAGTACTATCAGTTACAAATATATCAAAATCTGAGTACCAGAAATCATCCTGAATATCCAAGAAAACCCTATTCATATCATCAGTAATGTAATTAAGCTTAGTCTTACCAGAATCATGCCATACATTTTTAGCGATATTTAAGAGATTAGTTAATACACGACGTTTAACTTGATTATGAGCAAAGAATAATGATTCAGTAATATGTGAAGATTGTACTATAGTCTGTTGCACATTACCAACTAATTCGCTAGATTGTACTTGACCTTGTCTTTGCCTAGATACACCGGATAATTCCCCAATCATTTCTTCAATCTTATCCATTAAATTAATGTATTCAGCAATTACATTAGACATTGTTAAGTCTACTTGACCGAATTGATTAAATGCTGAGGCTTTACCGCCTTCACGACCAGGTATATCCCAACCATCTTCATAGGGATTTATCAGGTTAACACCAGCTGAAGATAAATAATGGAGCCATTTGTTAACATCAACACCCATTGATTTAGGTATTTGAGTAACATCCATATTGATTATTTTACCTTTATCCCTAGCTATAGCCAGTTCTAAACGATACCATATTACTATATACATGTACTGTAGAGGTTTCATTATCTCTACTAGACTCCTTGGAGCTGTGTTATTATTATTAAATATAATACCAACATAAGGTAATTTAGCAGAATTAGGATTATCTACAGATATAGACTGTTCTGGTACGGGCTGTATACCCACATAAATACCGTCACCTATACGGTAACCTTCCCATACTTCTATTACCCAGTCCCATATTACGTCTTCACCTTCTTGTGGAATGTAGGATTCATCTACCACATCTTCAACTACTTCCCCTGTATCAGGATCTGAGTATGAAACAAAACCTACTTTTTTATATGATTTCCAAGTTACATGCCACACATCTATAGCATTGCCTGTAAATACATCATAATCATCATATCCTTTCATAGGTATATTACGCCACCTTATATGGTTAAACGCATTACTGTCTCTCTTACTTTCATAACCTGCTTGACGATATGTTTCTATAAGAGTTTTTAAGTCCTTCTCATCCATCATATCATAGAATCTATCATAGATAGCAGTAGGAGTCATACGCATACGACGTACAGCCCACTCTCCATCTTCTATAAATTTGACTTCAGGACTATAATCAAACCCAAAGTATAAGGGATTAACCCGTTCCATTATAGGTTCGCCATTAATTTGACCTGTATAGAATACTTCTAAAGCAGCACATGTAAGGTCATGAAAACCCTCCATAAACTTATATTTCATATTCTCTTTTTCGAATAGATAATTTAAAGTATGATAAGCAACAGTTTCAGCAATATCAGAATAATCTTTATGCATGAAATCACTTACTTTCATTACCCTATCTAACTCTTCTTCATTAGCAGGTTCATTAGGATTTTCTTGAGCTATCTCCATAAGAGTTTGTAAGATAAGATCCTTCTGCTTATCTTGAAATACAGTGGTAGCTTCTTCATTAGTCTGAGCAACTTTAAAAGAAAAAGGCCTTTTAGTTTCTTCCCCCATTAGGAGATCTATTTTAGGCTTTATAATATTATAATTTTGTAGAGTAGCTGGGAAACTGTCGTTTACTTTAAAAGGGTCTGTAACATATTTTAAATCGCGTTCATCAAATATACTATTGTACAAATCATATGCGATCTTCATTTGTTGGCGACGCTTTATATTATTGTTATTGCCAAAATAAAATTTAGAAATATAAGCATCAACAGTTTGCTTCTTCCACTCATCATTCTTTTTCTTTACTGGTAGCATCTGATAAGGTACTACCTGTGCTTCTGGATTGTAAAATGATGCCATGTTTTATCAGTTAAAATAAATAATTATACGTATAATTGTCTTCTTCATAGCCTGTAAATAAACCCTCAGGAAACAATAAGCGCTTTTTAGCTTCCATTCGTTTATTCTTTACATGTACCTTGTGTAATTGTTGGCGGTACATCATTACCAACATAAATGCCATTACCCTGTCAAAGTTACCTTTATCATTGTAGGCTATGAGTTCCTCTAATAAAGGTTCTGACATTATTTTAGTAAGGTTCTTTTTACCTGGTTGAAATTCTTCAATTAACCAATCCCTAATTGCGCCTTCACCCCAATCTTTGATATGTTGGTTCATGTGAATACCCTTCTTGCGATCTACTTTACTAACTTTTATAATATCCCCAATTAAATCATTTGGTTGATCGGCTAATAAATAAGTAGAATTTACCTTTTCAAAATAGAAAAATAGACCTTTCTTTTCATTTTCATATAGTAGGGTAGCATTATAATACATTAATAATTTGCGTACATTTTCATAATATTCTGCAGCTGTATCTGGTCTACCAGTGTATTCAGCTACTATTGTTTCAGTATAATATTCCCCTACTACAAATCTTTTGTATATAAAAGTAGAACCTAATGAATTGGTACCTGACTTATCATGATCATAAGGGTCTGTACCAGCTATATATAAACCCCAGGGGGCATTAGGTACTGGGTGTTCCCATATGACTATTTGACCTCGGGGATCGTCTTGAGGGTCTAGCCTGTACCTAATTATATCCCGGGCTTTTAACGGATCTATAGGCATCCATTTTAATTTTCCTTCATTATCAAAATATAATTCCCCTACTTGTTTAAAATTCCTTATCTTATCATTACCCCTAACAAAAGATAAATGACGTTGTAAATCTGCTTTAGGGAATATATTTGTACCTAAATCCAGGGTTGCTTCAGCAGGTATGATTGGTTGTTCAGCTATATGCCTATCTATAGCCTTCCTATCTGTAGCATTTTTAATTACTTTAGCTCGTTGATTAAGGATGTATTTCTTAGCTACTTTTACATTAGTGTTACCATCCTCATCCATAAAAGGCTCCCCATTAAATGGGTCATTTACATCTTCTTCATTGTAATACTCACCTTCAAGATTAGCATATTGTGGGACAAAGAATCCACACTTTTGACCAATGTTATCCTCATCCCATATATTATCTAACTCTAAACAATTGTAAGCTTTAGGTCTTTCAAACAATTCTTTTAAACCTTCAAAGTCTTCACCCTCTTCCCCACCAGTACCAAATGCAATCATAGTACCAAATACATGAGAACCTTGCTCAACCGATGGTCTGGCGATTTGCCATACTTGCAACAGATTACGAAACTTACCAGCTTCTTCAAAGATAATCAATTTACCTTTTTTACCCCTAGCCTTTTGCGGGTCGTTCTTTAAAGTAACGCCCATTATTTCGGACTTGTAACCTAGTTCCACGTCCACCCCAGTATCGTCCTTCTGTAGAAAAGAGGCTCGTCGCCACATCATCGTATTCTTTACTTGTCTCTTCTTATACCAAGCTGTATGTTGATCTAAGAAATCCATGCCGTCCCATGCTTTAGTAAGTATACCATCTTTAATAAGGAATTCTGTTTCAGCTGCTAATGCGTAGCCTTTAGATTCCCTAAAGAAATAATAATTTCGTATAAGCATAGATGCTATCTTATATGAGTATCCTTTCCTACGAGCTTTAAGTACGATTAAATGTTTACCTTGATCTTCACAAGAATCTATTGAATCAAAAAAGAATCTATCATAATCATAAAACCTAGGAAAATCCCTTACATTAGAAGCACGACGACTGAATATACCTTCCCCTACCTCTATATCTATCTCTTTAATAAGATCAATAGGAAAATAATTTAAATAAAAATAATAGTAACCTGATATATGATCCCCATCAGGAGCAGTAAATCCAAATTTACACCGCTCAAATTCAGTAGACCAATACCTAATATACTCTGAAGTACCAGGTGGGGCAAAAGTATACTGTTCATACTTTTGATAATGTAAAGCAGGTTGCCTAAATTTGTCGCTATTCTTGGTCTTTTTGAGACTTGCGTTCATGTTCCTTTGATTTTTCTTTTTCCTCTAATACAGTAGATAACACTATCATTGCTATAAAAGCAATGCCTAATACAGCTGCATACAATAATTTAAGTAAAACTGTGCCCATTATAATTCAAATAAACCTACTTCTGTTTGGCCCCTAATACTAGAAGCTTCTAATTGTTCTTTCTGTACTTGTCTTTCTAATTTATCTAAAGACTGTACAAGATTACCTAACTCTTTAGCATTCTTTACTATAGTAGAAATATCTTCAGGATTAGCTGTTTTAAAATACTCTTCAATAGTTTCTAAGGCTAGTTTAGTAGACCTAAGTAACCTTAAAGATACGCTATCTTGTAAATCGTTAAATTTAACAATAGCATCTTTCACAGCATCATCTGGCTCCCATTTTTCAAATTTAGTTAGGAAATCTTCCCTTACTTTTTGTTCCCTCTCTTTCTCTGAATAAGCTTGATAGGGTGATTGAAAAGAATACATAAATACAATGTAGCTTATCTCAGCTATTGCCCTATCTTTATTCTTCTTTTTGTCCCTATCCCAGAGCTTTTTAAACTCTGGTATCCATAATGTTGTGGGATTTAATACCACTTTACCTTTATCAATATCAAACAACTTCTTCATATACTATAAATTAAAAGCCCAAAACCAGCCGGCATGAAGCCAAAACCAGTTAAGGGCTTTATTATTTTACTGAGTAGACTACTCGCAACAGGTGAGGCAAAGCAATTAATCTATCTAACGTTGAATAGAATATAATAGTTGCGTAGATTGGGGTATTTCTTTTATAACTTTTAAAAATCTGTTTCTAAACTTGTGCTTTAGTGTAAAAACTCCTAAATATCTTATTCTAACAGGACGCCAATCAAACTCCCTCATACGATCTCTAGCAAATTTGAGAGGGTAGTCGGCTACTAACCTAACTACCCTTTCATCCATTCTTTTACGCTTTGCTATTTGCTTTACTAATCGTTCTTTTTCTAGCATTTCGTCTGTTCAATTTATTTTCAAGAAAAGTAATTTCTTTCTTAAGCTTTTCTATCTCTAATTCCAAGGCCTTTATCTTTGCAGACTTACGACCGAATTTAAACCATTTCATTTTAATCTTCATTATAATCTAATGTAAATAATATTTCTATTTTATTACCAGTTTCTTTGGGTACGAACATAGGATTTACAATAATACCGCCTTCGCCATTATCTACTAATAAACCTTTATCTCTTAAAAATCTTATATATTTTGTAAGGTTATTCTTGTTAACTCTAGTCTCTTTCATAATGGCCTTCCTACTATCTGTACTATTTATATTCTTAGTATCTCCTTCAAAGACTGGTTGCCATTCACTATCTAATTGCATTAACAAGGACATTATCTGTAATTCCCTGTCGGTTAAATGTAAATTTCCATTCAATACCCTTAAGAATTCCCGATACTTATTCTTCGGCTTTAACTTCTTCAGGTATTTGTTCATCTTGTGGTTCCTCCTCTTCTAATTTAGCATCTATTTTTTCAAGATCTTCCATAATTTCATCTACAAGTTCTTTAACTGCTTCTTTCTTAACTTCATCATCCTCCGAAGTTTCACTTTGTACTTCCTCATCCGTGTCATTTTCTTTAGCTTTTTCAATTGCATCTGCCACTTCTTTCATAGCTTCCTGAGCTTCAACTGCTTCTGCAGGAGGGTTAGCGGCTTCTGTATAATACATTTCCATTTTAGCACCACATTTATCACAAGCTAATACAAGCTTATGCTGATCAGTTGTATAGAGATCTACTCTAAGACCGCCTTTAACATTATCAAAGATTACTACATCTTCACCACAAGAATGGCATTTTAAATGCATATCAGCATAGTCAAACACTTTTGGATTACCCTCTATTTCTTTATTTACTCCCATTTTATTCATATTTTAATTAGTAGATTGTAGTAAACTAGCATCTCTATATGCCCTATTAATCATCTCTCCGAGTAATTCTTCATGATAAGGATTAACAGCCATGAGCAAATCACTTTCTAAATAAGTAGCTACTTGCATAATATCGTTAATCTTTTTATCTTTTTCACTCAGCTTTTTTACCTCTTCTTTAGGTTTCATTTCCACTACAGGTCTGAAATATTCTTTTTCATTCTCTACTACATCCTTACTCAGGGCAATAGAATTAATGTAAACAGATTCAGCGGCCTCAGATACATCGACATCCTCTTTTCTATTTACATAGAATCCAGTACCTTCTTCTTCAGTCAATATATCCCCTATTTTCAAACCTGGGAATTCTTTTATTACTTCATATTTCATGTTAGAAAATTTTAATCTCTTTATTATCTTCTATTTCTAAATCACCATTATCGAATAAAGTACTTTTAACTTCTCTAAGAATTTCCAATACTTTTCTAGGTTTACGTTTACGTTCTTTACGAGTAAGACCTTCTACTTCTATTACTCTATAAATTTTATCCGGACCATGGTCACACGGATTTTCCTTTTCATATTCTAATATAATTGTCATAATTAACCTTTTAATACTTTATACAATGCTACTTTCAGTACGTCTTCTTGTTCAACTAAACGCCTTATTACCCAGGACCTTTCAGTAACTCCTGCCGCTAAAAAATCTTCTAGAGTAATGTTAACAATAGTTCCATCTACATTTAAACTAATAGATTCTAATGTTACTACTGGTTTAGGCTCCTCTACTGTAGGTATTTCCTTACTTTCTAATGCTTCATCACACATAATTAATCAAAATTAAAGTTATCAGGTTCTACAGCCGCATCAATGTTAAACCCATTTACTATTATATACATATCTTCTCCAATCATAAATCCACCATTAGAACCAATACCAGAAGCGGCTACAACTATATCGCCAGGCTTAATTTCAATACTGGTTACTTCATTCACAAGCATTACTTCATAATGTGAGAATAAGGGATTTTCTTTCTCTAGAGTATGCGGCGAAACAATACTACTTTTCTTTTCTACTACTTTCAGAAGAGCTTTGCCCTTCGGAATATTTAACTTCTGTAGATCTTTTACTTTGTTCATCTTTAATATTTAAAATACTGATTGTTACCCATAGAATCCAAAATACATGGAATAAATCTGCTACAAATTTAAATGTTTCTACGTTCATAATAAACAGTTTACCTTTCTTTATACGGGTAAGTTATAAAAAAGTTACATCGCTACGCATAGTAGGGATGAATTATTAGTTAGTGTAGCCTTTGAGGAGATCTTCAAAAAATCTATCCATATCTAATTCAACAAGGAACCATTCCAAGTCCTCAACAGTTAAGTATATAAATATTTCCCTACTGTCTAGGGCCTCTTCTAATATGTCGAATAAAATTAAACCCATCTCTTTTTATTTTTCTTAATACGTTGCCGTTTAGTCCTAGTACCTTTATTAAGCCACCCAGCAGGAAAAGTATCATTAGCAGCACACTTATCACTGCAATATAAACACTCAATAGGAGCAGGGCAATCAGATTCCCTAACCCAGAAAGTCTTACTGCAATACTTGCATACCTTCTCTTCATAATCATAATGATGTGCCATAATGTTTAATAAAATCAAGGGCCGCCCCTGAAGCTCTTTATTTCCCTGACGCGGCCAACGTATAGTGCGACCCTTGTTGTTCCTGTAGAGAGATGGGGTCATTCTTAACTAGGTACCATTTAGCAGTTAAGCCCAACTGTATATCTCCAATCTCCCTACGTTAATATTCTACTCTACTAATCATCTTCATATCTGTACCTTCTAATGAATCAAGTACAGTATCAATCATGTCATTCTCCCAATTAAATGTATTATAGTTACTAACTGAAGGGCTTATTAAATCTACAAATACTTCTGCATCCCCTTTATTCTTTAAAAAGAATTTCCTACCTTCATATACTAACTCCCTACTAACCGTAGGGTCCAGCCATACTCGTACTTTATAATTCCGCTTCGTTAGCTCCATAATAGACTATTCACCATATTTTACTTTAATAAAATACCCAGGGGAAACTATAATTGCGTCACGTTGTGGCAAGTATTCAAATAGTTTGTTACCCTCTATAGTA